TATTGTGAACAAGTGCATACATTCCGTGCTTTGCGGCAGACATATCGACCATGCCATAGTTTACACTGTAGCTCGGTCCTGAGCCGCTAACGCTTGAGGGGGTTTTATCGTCTAATACTACTATGTATTGTCTGTCTGGATAAAAACTATTTTTAGACATTAGTCTGGTAAATCCTGTCCTATAATGAATCCGTCAAATGCTGTGCCTGCATTGTTTGTACACAGGAAGCCATAAACGTCTGTATGTGCGGTGCTGGTAGACATGGTTGGCGTTACGTTTCCAGCCCATCTAACAGTAGCTGCTGTGCCACCGGTGTCTGAATCTACATTGGTCCAAGAGACTGTTTTTGCTGAAGATCCATTTTGTGTTATTCTTAATATAAATCTTTGTCCACGTTTAGCGTTTGTAAATTCAAACTTAGTTACGTCATTACCAAGAGATATATTGTGGAAGTTTCCTTTTTTTAGATCCAAAGTTACGGTAGCATCTTCTGCTGTAGGTGTGTCATTGGCCGGTACAGCTTCTTGAACATAGTTGACGCCTACTAAATGAAGCCTATCTTCACTCTCATCAAACAAGGCATACGCACCAGAGGTTGCTCCAAAGAACTTTACATCTTGTCCAGTATCGTCAACGCCGACAGTAAGAGTTCCGTCTAACTGGACATTACCATCAATGTCTACAGCGTCTAGATTTGTTGTACCATTGATGTCGGCATCGCCTTCTATGTCTAACGAATCCCCATCAATTTCTCCAGTTACTGTGATTGAGTCAACATAAGCATCTTTCCAGCGAACGCCAGTAGTACCCAAGTCAACATCACTGTCAGACTGCGGACCAAATATATTATCGGCAAGATATACCTGTTCTACATTATTTGCATAAAAGTGAATTTCATCCTCTGTCTCAAAGTCGATCTTAGTTTGATCGTCTTCACCAATTTTAATATCGGTAGCCAAGAGCGATGTGATAGTGGTTTGTGCTGCATCCACGGCGATGCTAACGGTATCTGTTGCGGCTCCGGTCGTGGTGATACCATTACCACCAGCTACGGTTAGGGTGTTTCCATCTGCGATTGTTTGATTTGATCCACCATCTCCGGCGAGGGTGAAGTTTGTCATACCTCCGCCACCACCGCTTTCGGCTTCCCAGTTAGGAACGTTACCGTTCATCTTTAGGATGTAGTTGTCAGTACCCTTAGCTAATCTAACAAAGCTTGTACCGTCGTGGTAAAGTAAATCACCTTCCGCATTTGATCCAAAGGCAATGTTTGCTGTGTTGCCTGAAGCGTAAGCTATGAGGCCATCATTGACTATAGTGTTACCAGACGAATAGGCGGCAACACCCGAAAGGTATGCGTTTACATTGTCTGCCCAAGCAACATCTGTGCCATCAGAGGTTAACACTTGATTAGCAGTCCCTAAAGCTAATGCGGCAGGATCTCCACTGCTATCGCCATATATAATCTTACCTCTAGCAAGACCGGCCATCTTTGCAAGCGTTATTCCATTGTCTTTAACTCTTATTGCATCACTGTTGGTCTCTATTGTGGAGTCATCTACATTAACAGCCATAACAGAGTTGGACTTTGTTAGGCCATCACCCGCAAGCAATCCCGCTAAGTCATCCGTGCTACCCTTGGACGCTGCCCCCGTTGCTCCTCCGTCTAAGAAGATTAAGTTGTCTCCGTGAGCTATCGTAGCGGCAGCAGCTTCAGTGAGATCAACATCTACCTGATCTGCCTGAACATCTATAAGATTTCCGGCTCCCACGGCAAAGGTTCTATCGGATGCTAGCGTTCCTCCTCCGGTTAAGCCGTCTCCGGCAGTAAGCTCAACGGCTTGAGTGGCTATGGTGTTTCCAGAGGCGTACTCCGCAATGGCTTGAGTAGCTATGGTGTTTCCAGAGGCGTAAGCTGCAACACCGGATACATAAGCATTGGGGCCGCCACCCACAGAAGACCCATCAAAATACAGGGTTCCACCAACGTTATAAAGTGTGTCCGTGGTTACGGTTGGAGTAGCCTGATGTAATCTCACACCGGCCCCACTTGCAACTACGCCATAGGTATTTAACACACCAGAAGGCGTCATTGCCCCAACAACAGCTCCGGCTGAATTTTGCCATGATGTTAAATCATCAGACTGCGAAGCCGCTCCCCGAATTAAAAGAACCTTGTCCGTGGCGGCGGCGGCGTAAACCTGTAACGTAGCAGGATCAGTCGAAAGCGTAACGTCCGCCACACCAACAGCAACATACTTATTTTCCATATCGGCCTTGATGATGGTTTCATTCTGAGATGGCGAGTCCCAGCCTATAAACAGCATCTTATCCGAAGTGTTGCTCTGTCCAGCGTTATGGCCTAAATATATACACCGATCAGCCGTCGAAGTAGATCCAGCACCAGCTCCAATCGCTACGGTATCATATGTATCAATAGGAGTATCTGATGTGCCTTTAAGGGCACCGTCACCAATGGCTACAGAAGCATTGCCAGCATTATACTCTCCGGCTTGAGGTCCGATATGCACAGAGAACTGGCAATTACCTTCCATGCCAGCCTGATGTCCTATAGACACATTTTTAAGATAATTTGCCCTATCATCGCTTGATGAATAGCCAGCATGATACCCAATGACTACACTACCAACATGATAATCTGCTAGTCCATGTCCAGCTTCATATCCTATGAAAACATTTTCATCAGAGTTTGTGGTTAAGTTTTCTCCAGCATAAGAGCCTATGAGAATATTTTTAGAACTACTATTTGCTGTAATTGCTGTTCCAGCATTGTAGCCGATAGCTATGGTATCATCCGCTGTGGTAACAGCATCAAGAGCTGTACTTCCAATTGCGATGTTTCGTTCAGCCGTGCTTGTAGTACTGGAAGGATCATTACCAATATATATAGAATCGTCTTCTATCAAATTAGTGATAGCGAGACCCGAAGCGTAGGCCGCAGACCCGGACGCATATACAGCGATATCTTGGGTAGCTATTGTATTTCCAGAGGCGTAATTGGCAACACCAGAAACATAGTTAAAATCTGCCGCACTAACATCACCACCGCTACTTTCTGCTTCCCAATTTGGAACATTGCCGTTCATTTTGAGAATGTAGTTGTCTGTGCCTTTAGCAAGCCTAACAAAACTAGTGCCGTCGTGATAAAGTAGGTCACCTTCTGCGTTTGAACCAAAGGAAATATTTGCCGTGTTGCCTGAAGCATAGGCTATAAGACCGTCGTTTACTATTGTGTTTCCGGAGGCGTAGGTTGCAATACCCGAAGTGTACGCAATATCTGTTTCGTTCTGGATTGCTTGGCCGGAAGCGTAGTTAACTCTTGCGGTATTTGTTGAGATATTGGAAGTGTTTGTTGAAATATTGGAAGTGTTTGTTGCTATCGCTGTTTCGTTTTCTATCGCCTGTCCTGAAGCGTAGGTAGCAAGCCCTTCGTTTTCGATGGCCTGTCCTGAAGCGTAATTTGCTATGCCAGAAACATAAACCAGATCTGTTTCGTTATCTATTGCCTGCCCCGAAGCATAAGTCACTCTAGCTGTATTTGTAGTAATGTTTGTAGTATTAGTGGAAATATTTGAGGTATTAGTAGCAATAGCTGTTTCGTTTTCAATAGCCTGACCAGAGGCATAAGTAGCAAGGCCCTCGTTTTCAATAGCCTGACCAGACGCATACGTGGCTACACCAGATACATACGCTATATCCGTTTCGTTGTCAATAGCCTGCCCGGAAGCATAAGCAACCCTACTTGTGTTGGTTGCGATATTAGTCGTGTTGGTGGAAATATTTGAAGTATTGGTAGCGATATCTGTTTCATTTGCTATCGCTTGCCCGGAAGCATAGGCAGCAATACCAGATGAGTAAACAGCGTCACCAGAGCCATGTACAGCAATTCCCGAAACATAAACGAGTTGAGCCGTTGTTACGTCTCCACCACCACCTCCGGTGTCTTCTTCCCAGTTTGGCTGATTTCCATTCATTTTAAGAATGTAGTCATCCGCACCTTTAGCCAATCTAACAAAAGTTGTGCCATTATGGAACAGCATGTCGCCCTCAGCATTTGAACCGAAGGAAATATTTGCGGTGTTTCCAGAGGCATACGTTACCAACCCTTCGTTCTCAATAGCTTGACCGGAAGCGTAGTTTGCAATGGCTTGAGTAGTTATAGTATTGCCAGAAGCGTAAGCGGCAACACCAGAAACATAGTCGTGATCATGGACACTGCCAGAAGCGTAAACTGCTGCACCAGAAACGTAGGCTATGTCAATTTCATTTTGTATAGCCTGACCAGAAGCGTAGGTTATTCTACCGCTATTAGTAGAGATATTAGTCGTGTTTGTAGATATGTTAGACGTGTTAGTTGCGATAGCCGTTTCATTTTCAATCGCCTGACCCGATGCATAAGCCACGTTTAATTCATTCGTAATAGCCAGCCCAGAAGCATAGTTTACCCTACCCGTGTTGGTGGAAATGTTGCTTGTGTTTGTAGAAATGTTTGAAGTGTTCGTGGCTATATCAGATTCGTTAGCTATGGCTTGTCCACTAGAGTAAACCGCTATCCCAGAAACATACGTATCGTCATAAAGCTGACCACTAGCATATACAGCAATCCCAGAAACATATGTGTCGTCATCGGCACCGCCAATAACAGACCCGTTAAACTTAAGCGTGCCACCATCATTGTAAAGCTTATTTGTGGTTACCGATGGAACAAGCGGATCTATCAAAAATGCACCACTTGCGGAGATGGTTCCACTGGCTGAAAGATTTCCCTCGGGAGAAACCTGAACAACAGGCACGGCGTTGCTAGCTTGCCATTCTTGTAGGCTGGCTGATTGGGAAGAGGCCCCTTGAACAATAACCCCTATATCACTACTGTTTTTGGGCAAAATCTCAAGGGTTGCATCTGGAGTGACGTTTGATGCGCTCACATTCCCAATAGCCAGTTTTTTGTTAGACGTGTCTCCAATAATGGTATTTCCAATATGGAGCTTATTGCTGTAATTATCTATAACGCTATTGGCTGCACCACTGGCAAGTATTTCTATGTTCTGACTTCCCTTGCAGTATCTTCCTGCCTGATGGCCAATAAAGGTGTTGTAGGTTCCTGAAGAATATCCTCCAGCGTATTCACCAATATATGTGTTTCTCTCGCCGCTAGCACTAATTCCTGCAAAATAACCAACAGCTTGCGAATAGCTTAAATCTATAGAGTTATATGCTGTGTAGAATCCAGCGATGGTAGATCCTGTTGCCCCGCTAGCGTTTGTGGCGGCCTGATATCCAAGAGTCGTTGAAAAATTGGAGTTTGTAATTCCATCATCACCAACATATCTACCAATTCTAACTCTTCCGGTTGAATCGTTTACACTTATACGGTCGCCAATCGAGGCCTTTCCAACTGTCAGTGTTGCGTTACCGCTATCAAAGGCGAAATCTTCTTCAGACGTAAGTCTACCTAATTCGTCATAATATGGAACCTTGTGGGGTATTCCAGTAGGTACTCCAACGGGGCTAAGATTCCAGTATAAAGTTCCACCAACATTGTATAGGCTGTTGGCGGCTGTGGTAGGAACAGAACTGTCTATTAAAATTCCCTCACCGCTAACGTGTACACCATTAACTCCAAGGATACCAGAGCTAGCCATCTTAGCTTGAATAACACCGGCAGAGTTCTGCCACTCTGTTAGGTTGGCGGATTGAGAGACCGCTCCCTTTATTACTAAACCAGTGTCAACAGAAGAGGCTACTCCAACATAAAGTGTGTCTTCTAAAGTAACATCAGCAGCACCAATGGCGACTCTTTTTGACTGCATGTCACCTTTAATTAGCGTGCGGTTGCTTGATGGTGAACCGTTCCCTATATACAGATAGTCATTACTACTATTGCTTTGTCCAGCACTTTGACCTATGTAAATGCTATCATTCGCGGAAGAATTTTTTCCCGCCTGATGCCCTACACCTATAGATTTACTTGCGGAAGTAGCAGAGATACCCGCCATGTTACCAACCCAAACAGAGCTTTCTCCTGCGGCACCTTTACCCGCCTGATAGCCAACAGAAACCACATAGTCACTATTCATTCCGTCGGCAGCCTGATTACCAACCGCTACAGAATAGCTACCAATGCCAGAACCTGCTGCCGACCCAATGGCTACAAATCCAATTTCATAGGCAGCGATACCAGCCTGATGGCCAACCGCTGTTGAATTCGATCTCATGCGACTTCCGGCCTTATATCCTACGGAGACACCATAAGATGCGGATGATGAGAAATCGGCTTCTGAAGGACCAGCGAGTACGCCCATGCTGACATTTTGTATACCACCATTTCCCGCAACGAAAGGATTCGTTCCAACAACAGTGTTATCACTACCGGTTGTGCCGCTGGCTGCACCATACCCAATGATAGTGTTGTTATCATTAGACGGCCCCGTTCCATCTCCAACAAGAAGGCTTTTTTGGGTGCTGTCAAAAGATAATAGATTTGTGGACGATATTGTCCCGCTAGAGTCAACATCTGTTAGCTCTGTTATTTTACCTTCCTTAATAACTGTACCGTTAGAAAGGATTATCCCAGACGCTCCGATAACGACACGAGACTGTTCGTCTTGATAAGTACTTCTACCAGCGGGGTAGGTGATAAAAACAGTGCCACTACCGCCTAGGTTGATAGCGTTTCCATTATTGGAGCTAGCTAGGATGTAACTACGCACCATATTGTCAGAGCCGTAGGTTCCAACTCCAACTTCCCACTTGTCGTTTTCTTCTATACAGTAGTATGTAGTGTCGCCGTTGGTTAGGGCAGAGCTAAAGGGTGAAAAACCTGTGGGCGTGGCACTAAACGATATATCGCCAGTACCAGTGCTGGTTGTTAACTGTTTTATTCTGTCTGCTACTTTAAGTACCATGATCACTCCTACCCGATATTAAAAGACTAGATTCTACACTTGAGGATCGGTAATATCTGGAGGTGTGGGCTGTGGTACATTTTGTTTTTCTAACTTAAGCTCATAAGCTACCGTATTGTTTTCTAAAAACTCTCTACCCATTCTGTTGGTAAATTGGTAAGAGTTTTCTGGGTTGGGTATATTTTCTGGATTGGTTTCTGGATCAGTAGGCTCTTCTGGGTTGTAATTTGGATTAGGGACATTTTCCTGATATCCGTAATTTGCACACATGGCGGCAATCACCCTATCTACATCGGCGTCTGCGATTTCTACACAAAACTGGGCCATTGTTATCTCCTTGGAGTAAAGTTTATTGCCGTATTAATAGACAATTCATGATTCTGTAATTTGTTTATATTTAGGTCTAGGTCGTTGATAGTGTTTATATTTAGTGAAAGATTATTTATTTTATTTACACTTAAACTGAAATTAGACAACTTATTTATACTCAACGGAAAAGTTAGTGTTGAGTCGTTAAAATATATTATAGGTAGCGAACCAAGAAAAACACTCTTGGAAACCTTGGATTCGCTAAAAGCTGCCTCAGAAAAAGCTGTTATACCAAACATATCTACCTCCAGTAAATAATACACAAAAAAGGGTAGATATAATAAAAAAGGCTACCCCGCGAAAACAGGGTAGCCCGTGGGTTATCGGGAAGCGATAATACTAGAACGAGCCAGCAAGAACTCTTCTATTGTCAAGGACACCGAACCCGATTTCTGCCCAACCATAGTAACCCTGTCGTTGGTGTCTATGGAGACCTTCGTCTTCATAAATTTCAACTTCTTTCTTAACAGGCATTACAAAGCTGTCGTTTGGCCCTTGATCAAGACCAATCACAAGCTCAACATCGCCAGCGGCTAAGGAGCCACCGAGATCGCTAGTGAAGTAAGTCTGATACTCTTGGTTGTCGCCAAACTCGAAGACATCGTGGAGGTTGACACCGAAGACTCTAGTGATTGCTGGACCTTCGTCCGATGCAACATAGATTTCTCTACGAGAAACTTCGTCAAGTTGATCAACACCCCAGTTGCGAATATCTTCAATCGCTTCAGGAGAGCAGTAAAGGTCGCTAAGACGACCCGGAGCAGTAGCGGCATTACCACCACCGTTTCGACGCATGACAGTTTTCATCAAACTAATCAAACGCTTAGTGAACTGGCCAGCAGCAGCATCGGCATCATAAACCAAAATATTTCGGTCTACGGCAGCGGCCAGAAGTGTGTGCCATCCGTCGTCGTTGATCTTCTTAACGAAGGACGACTCAAGCACTTGCATAGCACGAGCAACAACGTTCCAGTTAGCCTCACGAGCATATTTAAGCAAGAAGTCAATCGAGCTAGAAATGCCGTAAGTGTTAACCATTACGTAGTCACCTTCTACGTGTCGCTCAGGAATTCGGCCATTGCCGGGATTCGTATAAGCGATGTGCTCTGTCTCAGTTCCGGGTGCAAGAAGGTCCAAAGGAAACTCTGGAGATGCTCCCGGTTCTAGAGGCATAGCCTCATAAATTGAGGTAACAATATCGCCAAACAGAACACCCTTACGAATCGGGGTTTCTAGAGCTTTAGCGATTTCTCTTTGGGCCGCAACAGCGACCATCTTATCTGAACTACCCGAGCGCTTGAGCAACTCAATGAATTCGGGTGTAGGTCGATTTTTAGTAGACATATTAATCTCTCCTTTTTTATTGAGTTGTTAGTGAGCCGAGTGGTCAATGTTGGTATTTGGAAGGTCGATAAACACTTTAGCGTAACCATCCTCATCCACATCAGACAAAAATCGTCCGACAATCATCTCGTTTGTTGCATCACTACCGGCAAGTCCGGCGTCAGCAGAGAGATTTCCACTATGCGAAATGTATGCCAAGTCACCAGCATTAGGATCAGTTCCTTCTAAGCTATTGGTAACAACCCAACCCTTAGTGAGAAGAGTAACTTTACCACCTTTTTGTACTTCGTCTTTGTGTTGGTTAAGATGCTGGCGAGTCAGGTCAATGTTAACCATATCGTTCAGCAAAATGCCAACAGCCACTTTTCCAGATGGAGCAGCCGCGTAAGTGACAACCGCATTACCGTTGTCCAATGAGGCGCCTGAGCCACCAGTACTGATAGTTGCAATTCCCCCTCTGGTGGCCGCTTCATTCATGAAGAATGAAATGTCAGTTTGAAGGGTACTTCTGTCTGTTTTAAGAGCCATTATGAATCTCCTTTTTTAAAATAGGTTATTTGTCTTCTTTTGGAACGGACTGTAAAATAGAACCAAGCCACTCGCTAGCAACTGAACGAAGAGATTCCGCTGGATCTTCTTCACCAATAGCCTCTGCGATAGCAACGTCTGTAGATTCTTCAGCCTCTTCCAAAACTTCAACTTCAGCACCTGCCTCAGCGGTATCAGTTTCTTCGTCGGCTACTTCCTCTTGTTCAGCTTTAGCTGGCTTTTCTTCTTCTTCTTCCTTCTTTTCAAAGGGATTTTCTTTTTTTCCCTTTTTCTTCATTACGGCCACAATCTTGTCAAAGGTTTCTTCGTCTACAGACTCGAACTCTTCAACGGTTGCAATGGCTTCTTCGGAATCAAATCCAAGATCTTCCAGTTTAGCTTTCCGTTTCATAACCGCTTCTTTTTTCTTCATAACGGCTAGTTCTTCTTCTTTTTCTTCCTTGTCCTTTTTCAGAGCTTCAACCTTTTCACTGTATTCAGTGATTTGGGCTTCTTTCTCTTCCAAAGTACTAGCAAGAGTTTCATTTACTTCAGTTTTTTCAGCGATTTCAGCTTCCAAAGCCTCAACCTTAGTCTGAAATTCTGCCTGCTTTTCTGCTACAACCTTTTCCCGAAGTGCTTCGTTCGCGGTTTTTGCTTCAGCAAGCTCCTTTTGCAAATCAGAGATTTGCTTTTCATGATTATCACTCATCGTACTCTCCTTTATAGAGGATATAGTTAAAATTTCTGCTTTCGATTCGTCAAAAAAATCGTTTCCTTCCAAAATTACACTACGAGGATTAGCAGGTTTGGAAACCAAGCCTTTACCAGAGAACGATAAGTTTCGTAACAATCTGCCAACTCTATAGTTTTGATATTCTCCACTTCCGCCATAAGATCTTAGGTGCTTCGTTAAAAATGCTGAAGCTTCACTGCGACGGATCATTTTAGTAGAACCGTCTGAAGACTTTAGAGCATAATCAAAATCTGGAAAAAGGCATTCCATAGAAACGAACCATTTTCCATCCTCGATCTCGGAAACAATTTTTTGCATCCGATTTCTTTGATCGCTGTCGCTCCACTCAGTGTAAATAACAGAAGTGGTAAGTATGTTAAATGCGTCTGGCACCTCGTTTGTGTCAACGTCGATTTCTTCGCCGTTATAGTCAACCACAACATTGCCGGTTATGTGGCCGATAATATCTTTTTCGTTATGCATGAAATTAAATGGTTTGTCTTCGGGAGTGGCCCTAGCCGTCCACAATTCCGCAGGATCAAAAACATCGTCGTTCTTGTTCCAGCCTGTGCTAACGAGAATAGACTTCAGGTAGTATAGATCTATCTGGTTTTCGTTTTGTGCCGTAGCACTATCTTTAGAATTTTCAGCAATAACCTTTTTCAGGTTATCGGATTCTTCTAATGACGTATCAGGTTGATATGTTTCCGCAACGGCACAGCAGGCTATGCTACTACTTTTTAAAAGCACATCCTGTAAGCCGTCATTGATTTCAGATTCATATATTTTCATTATATAAAAGCCTCCACAACGATAATACACAAAAAATAAAATCTTTGGTAATTATTAGGCAAATTTACACATGTCTACAAAGGCAGAGGCGTATATATATTTCATCTCAGACGTATTTGGTTGTTTACTATTTGCAGAAACAAACGAATCAATGTTTGCTTGAACGACAGAATTAAAATCGTCTGATGGCTTTGTACCCCTATCTAACAAGTCTTTAACGACCTCTGGGGTTATTTCCATGAATGGTGTCATCCCTGTCAGGATACACATCTTTAAATACTCCAACTGATCAACCTCAGCTTTGTTTAAGCTTCTTGCGTTTTTCTTGTTGAAGTGTGCAAGAGCTATTGGAGAGATAACATCAGATATCTTGTTTTGAGCCTCTACAGCCCAAAGCGTTGCCGTGGTTGCTTGGCCACTACGAGGTAGAACTCGCTTTTCTTTGCGTTTTGTAGTATCTCTAGAGAACTTGGGTCGCCCATTGGGTTCTTCTGGATCGTACTCCTCTTCTTCGCGTGTTGGCTGAACATCAACAGCCTCTTCTTTGATGGCCGGAGGAAGCCCTATTTTTTCCAAGTACTCATCTGAATCTAACACATCCTTAGTCAAAGATATCTTTGCGATATCGTCTTTATGCTGAGGATTGTGATATGGTCCAGCCTTCTTGGGTGCGTTCTTGTCGTTAGATCGCTCTCTTTCCTCACGGCGAACACGAATACGCTCAATGCCCGGAAGCTCTCTAAATCTTTCGAGAAGCGTTTCACTGGATATAATATCTCTGTCCGCAAGCTGAATAAGCAGTTGCTTTTCTGCCGCCTCGTCTGAAAGGACAATTGAATCAAAATGAATTTCAGCCGGAAATCTAAAACCCATTGCTTTTCTGATGAGTTCAATTTCTTGTCTCCAGAACTGAGCAAGTATTTCTCTTCCGTACTCAAGTCTTTCGATAAGTGTTTTTAGTGAAACATAGTTATTTGTATATCCACCGCTGGCAGAAGCCCCTGTAAGAGTGGGCGGAATTCCAAGCCCAGCATAAATACTAGTAAGAACAGGCTGATATTTTTCAGCTCCTAAGAATTTGTAAACTTGAGACTGACTTTCGGAAAACTGAAGCTCAGGCCCCCATACTAAATCCATTGTTCCACCACCAACATTACTTGCCAAAATATCCCGCAGCTTATTTATAGCGGCTTTTGTTGGAATAATTTTATGATCTAAGTCACCGACTGTCCAAAGTCTAACATTGGAAATTGCACCATCTAACGCAGCCAAATCTGCAAGCTTCATCTTTTCGAGCATGATGATATCGTCAAGGATGGCATATATCATAGGGTTTGCCCATAATAGCCAATCGTCTTTTTTGTAATGATAAAAACTCACCTTGTTTTCATCAAGAGGAATTGTTCTGTCGCCCTGCCTGAGTCTTTTTTGTAGATCGTTTGGGAGAGTCTTAAATATTGTCTTATTGCTGTTTGTGCTTTTTACCAGCGTTTCATAAGTATATTTAGATAAGTTCAAAACAAATTCGGGCTTTCCAATAACCTGAGATCCATAATCTCTAACGTCAACAGCAAGAGGATTTAGAAAATCATAAGTCCAAGGTATCTCTCTTCTGTTTACCTTTACGTCTTTTATTTCAAGATCGGCTCCTGCGGCTCGTCTAAGCTCTAGTTCCTTTTTGCGGTTTAATTTTGCTGTTCTTCTTTTTACAACAACATTACCACATCTGTACAAATAGTTCAAAAATCTTTCGGATCTATCTACGCCACCAACCTGAGTAAACCATTTTCTATAAAACTTTTCGATGGTTTTGTTTGGGTGTACCAGAGTAAGTCCCTGTGAAGCAAAGTCGCTCATCAAATCAATAACATTGCGAATGATACCAACTCTATCATAAGCCTGCATACTTTGTTTGATTATTCTTTTTTGATGGCTTGATACAGATTCGCCGGGACGGAAGTTATCATAATCTTGCCGAAGAAAGCTTGTTCTTACAGACCTGTTGGGTTCTATGTCTATATAGCTAGTTCTTCTGCCGTAAGCAACAGCCTTTTGGATTCCATCATAGGCTTCTATGGCATCAGAG